CTTTCAAACCATTTCATCATATCGTCATGCTCTCCAAGATTTCTTCAACACTCTTTCCGGCGTGGACGGAGGTCTGCGGTGCAGGTTTCCTCAAAAGTCTGTCCAATCCAAGTAGGATGACAACAATAGGGTCGATCTTTCCTTGACTGGATGCCTTATTTGGTGACTTTCCGCCGCCGGTAGGATTTACTTTCACCGACACGTTATCAGCGGCGAACCGTGCAATGGGGTTTCCTCCGTTATTCAATTTTTTCAGCAACAAGAGACGTTCAAGTTCCTGACATGGCCCGTTCATTGAAACCCATCCCATTCCACAAGCGCACACCTTCGGGTCTTTTTCTGTCCCACCTAATTCAGCATCAAGTTTCTGTGAAAACTCGTACCCCTGAAATCCACGGTCAACGGAAACACTCTGAATATTGAAAATGTCCTTGTCGCCTGGAACATAAATTCCGTTCACATCCGTATATCCCGCTATTTTGCCCCTAATCATGTCGTAGTCGATTGCATCGCCGGGGGTCACTGTGAGGTAGCCCCCATCTCGCCATGCCTTGTATTGGTCACGGTACTTGTTTTTAGTGTCAAATAACCGCGCCTCTGGACACCAGACCCGGAAGAAAATGTCAATAAGGTCTTTGTCTTCTTCGTCAGGGAACAGTAATCCCCAAACGGTCAAATCAGAGATAGCCGAAAGGTCAATTCCGCCGACACATGACCGCCCACGGCAAGTTTCTTCGGTTACGGGGCGAATATTGTTTGCGTCCCACAGGGCAAGGTCTATCCACCTGTTTTCGCTTTGCGTCCAGATGTTGAGGCGCTTAGTCAGAAAGTTGTTTTGTGCGGAAGGCATCTGTTTTGCGATACGCGACTTATCCCTCATGTCCTCAATTTTTGTCATGTATCCGGGGATAGGATTGCCTTTTTCGTCAATTCCGAACTTCTTTCCGCTTTCCGTTATCCCAACCAGCCCTGGCGCTGCTTTTACCCAAATATCCTCATTTGTCCAATCATCTTCATGCTCTTCACCGGCCTTCAACTCTTCTTTTTTCTCTTTTAAATCGGGCCAGTCTTTTTTTGTGTCTAAGGTGAATATCATCCCAAAAAAAGAATCATCTTGAATGGTTCCTTTGAGTATTTGCGTCAGATAGTCCCGTGTTTCGTAGCAAATTCCAGTCTGGTTAAATCCCGCCGTGGTGATGATAAGGATTAACGGTTGTGAACGTGCGCCGATAGAGTCAGAAACGAGGTCGTGAACTTGGCTATCCGGGTGAGCGTGGAGTTCGTCAAGGCTGGCAAAATGGGTATCCAGACCGTCAAGGGACTTTGCATCAGAGGAAAGCGGTTCGCATTTAGAGTTCGTAGCTTCAACCGTCAACTTATTAGTGAGGTAGATTATGTTTTTGGCAAATCCTGTGTGTTGCGTAAGGTTTTTGACATTATCCCAAACAATCTTAGCCTGTTCGCGCTTGACAGCCGCCGTGTAAATTTCGCCAGCCTCTTCGCCATCTGCGATAAGAAAGTATGCGGCAAGGCCACCAGCGTAGGAACTATTGTGCGTTGGAATAAAAGACCGTGAAACCAAAAATAGGTTTCTGTCCGAATCAACAGAAATACATTTTACCGGAACAGACGCTACCCTCTCTACCGCAATAATCTGTCGATAGGCGGACCGCTGGTTGGAGATGGGCGGGGGGCATTGCTTATCCGCCTTCCGCTTCAACCGAAAAACGGGTGTGTTTGAGTATGCCTTGAATGCGACCAGATAGGCAGTGCCGCATTCTTTACCGTATATTTTTGCTGCGGTTTCCCGAATAACGGATTTAAATCCCAGGGACAAGACCAGTTCATGCACGTCGCTTGCCAGTGTTTTGTTAGTGTTTGTAAATGAACAATGTCCCCGTGCATCTACTGTACCATCTGTGTCCATTAGCCCCTGTAGGAGCGCAATCCGCTGTTCGTATGAGGCCCTAAGATAATGCGGAGGGATGTGCTTATTCCCCCTAACTCCCTCCCTGAGAAGCATTTCCGAAAGGGACAACACGCTATGGGGAGGTACTGGTCTCGCCTCTCTTCTGGCGCGATCCACTTCCCTATTACAAAGAAGGCAATGTCCGTCTTTTGTCCGATATTTCCCTTTGTCATGCCCCCTTCTACAAAGCGTTGATGTTTTAAAAGCTCCTATTGTCATAACAAACGAATTGTTGACTTGAAGTTTCCCCGATGCTGCGTATCCATCTTTTTCGATTTCGTTGATTATTTGATAATCATCCTTGTGGGTAATTATCCTTGCTGCGCGTGAATCACCATCCCCAAGCCAACATCCCAATGAATACGGATTAATGGGCAATATTTTTTCGGATGTTTTTATCGCCGCTGCTACGCCTACCTTGTGATTCCATTCAACTTTATCATTATATGGTTGGGTCTTAATTGTATTTCTTATATCTTCCGTGGTGCGAATGTCTGTGTGTTTCTTTCGCAATCCACGCTTTCCCGTTCTCCCTTCAAAAAGATTTTTTGCTGTTGTTTCCCATAAATGCCCTGCATCTGCTATAATTTCGGTCCCATCAGAGAAAACAACCTTATAGCAGTAACGGTCATAGAATGTCTCAGTTGTGGATATTACTTTACACTCGGCACCCGAATCATCGAATACGACATCTCCCGCTTTAAGCGACCCAATATCAGACCAGCCATGCGGAGTTGGGACGGGGGTGTCTAATGCTAACGCCTTGGCCCCCTTCCGAGCCATTTCTACATGGGCTTTGCGGAACCTGCGGAAACCATCAGTTTTGTACCATCCCATCAAAACCCATGTGAGAAAAGTCATGTGAGGGGCAAGTGAAAATTCCTTCCCCTTGTAATCTTTTCCTTTCCAGAGTTTCAGGAATGAGAAGAACTTGACAGCGTGATATGCTTTATCCTCTCGGAAAACGAGTCCACGGGCAGGGGCGTCTTTCAGGTCGTTTAAATGCCGGGTGCAAGCGAGTTTCGTAAATCGGCAAGCAATGATTTCACCAGACAGAACGCCGTCAATATAGCCATCGACAATCTTCTTGATACGAGCAATGTCTTGTTGTAATTCGATTTTTGTCATCTACCGCCCATCCCCAAGAACGCATCGTGCGGATCAACCTCTTCCTTGTCCTCAAGCCCGAAATTTCCCCGGTTCGACAACGGAATGAGATAAAACTGTTTCTGGTAATCAAGGAATAACTTTGAATACTTACGCTTAATGTCCGACAGCGCAGATTCCTTGAATGATTGAGTTTCCATCCCGTTCTTCGCGTCCCACTTGTCGTCAATCTGCAAAAGTGACCTGTTCGTTTCGTCAATAGCTTTGTTGATGTCCTTCAGCCGTGAAAAAAGGTCACACAGTTCAGAAAAAGCATCCTCCGACAGGACGTTAAGATGTCCCCGTTCAATGACCGTAGGTGCGATTTTCTGCCAGTAAGCAGCGGCGATCTCGTTCAGTCCATCAGGGCAGACGGGTTCATAGTGGGTGGGCGGTTTTGAGGGCGGTTGTGGTGTGTTTTTAGAACCTTTTCCCCGAACATCCTTCGGTGCGCTACGTTGTGAATTTTCAAAGTTTTTCTTGCATTTCGCAGAGCAATATCTCTGGTTACTCCGCATTTCCTTTTTCTTGTTACAACTAGGGCATTTTTTAATCATTTATCTTCCTTGAGTGCGGTTTTCCGCCAGCGTGACGGGCCGTGGATAGCCTCGTGGTGGAAAACACAAAGTGATTCTAAATTCTCCATGACCAATCGTAATTCTGGAAATTTATCGACTGGCTTAATATGATGGACAACATCTAATGGCCGCTCAATTCCCTTCCGTAAACATCTCTCACACAAGGGGGAAAGGTTGGCCTTGATCGCACGAACCTTCTGCCAGCCACCATCGTACCCCCTGCTCGAACTGCTTCCCCGCTGCTGGTCGTACTCTCTTTTCTCTACCCCGCTTAAAGCCTCACATTCGTCACAGAGGCGAACATTTCCACGGATAAGGTTAGGGCATGAGCGGTATCTAATTCCTTTGCCTGGGCAGTTTCTGGCGGGTTTAAGGGGACTCATCCAAACATCCTCAGTTGCCCTTGTAATGCCGCGCCCTTTGCCTCATTACACTTCCGGCAAGTACATTGCGTATTGCGATAAGAATGCTCACCACTTTGCGCCCAAGGGATTATGTGATCCAACTCAGGAGCATCATCGCGTATCGTTCCCCTATGTTTGGGGTTTAGTTTCTTTTTACAGAGTTGGCATCGCCATCCGTCACGCTCAAATACTTTGCGCGGGTTGACGTACTCATAGAATACGCCATTTTCTTCCGCTCTCTTTTTGTGTTCCCTTCTTGTATGTTTACGAGAACATCGGTCAGAACAAAAACTGGTTCTGGTATCGCCATATGCTGGCTGGTGCAGTTTTCCGCATTCTTGACATGCAAAGGGGGCTGGTGGTTGCCACTTTGATATGTATTTTATTTTTGCTATTTCAAGGCTATGTTGATGGTTGGCGTAATAATAATCACGTCCTTTTTGCTTCCGGCACTCATCGGAACAATATTTTAACCTTCCTGATATTTCTTTTCCGCAGATGGCGCAATGTGGGTCTCTTTTTTTACGTGGCTCCTGGTTTGCCTTCAATTCTTCTTGCCTTTTTCTCCATTCTAAAATATGCGCCCGCTTTTCAATAATCATCTCTGTGGTGATTTGGTTGTATTTAATTGTTCCCTGCGATGCCCTGTAAATTGCCTTCCTAACCATCGCATCGGTGAGCGCATCCCTGAGCTGCTTCGATCTGTCTCTCTCGGCTTGCTTAGGGTCTGGTGAAAGCCCATCTCGCACATAAGAGCGGTAACATTCCCGGTTACAAAAAGGATTTTTGCTCTCTTTTCCGCAATAGAGGCAACAACCATTATAATTTGCTTTTACGTTCATTTTTCCTTCAACTTTAGGAATTTTTGAGGGTTTTTCTGCGCAGACACC